CAGACAGTTTCAGATCCAGAGTACATCAACATGAACCTCTTGGCTGTTCCCGGTCTTACCAACACATCATTAACATCACTTATGATCGATACTTGTGCCGAAAGAGCAGATGCAATGGCTATTATCGATCTACCAGATGTCTATATCCCACCACATGAGCGATATTATCCTGATAGAACATCAAGAATCGGAACCACTCCAATCCAAGCAGCCAATAGCCTTAAGAACCGTAGAATCGACTCTTCATATGGCGCAACATTCTATCCTTGGGTACAAACCGTTGACGCAGGCTCTGGCCAGTTACTTTGGGTTCCGCCTTCAGTAGCAATGATGGGTGTTCTCGCTTCTTCAGAGAAAGCTTCCGAGATTTGGTTTGCTCCAGCAGGATTCAACCGTGGTGGTCTTACCGATGGTGCAGCAGGTATCCCAGTTAGCGCTGTTAGTGAGCGTTTGAGTTCCAGAGATCGCGACACACTTTATGAGTCTCGCATCAACCCAATCGCTTCCTTCCCATCCGAAGGTATCGTAGTATTCGGCCAGAAGACACTTCAAGAGCGCCCAAGTGCCCTAGACAGAATCAACGTCAGACGTTTGGTTATCTATCTCAAGAAGCAGATCTCCATTCTCTCTACACAGGTTCTCTTTGAGCAGAACGTACAAGCAACTTGGAACAACTTCAAGGGCCTTATCGATCCGCTACTATCCAGTGTTCAGACCAGACTCGGTATCACCGACTACCGTTTGATCTTGGATCGCTCAACCACTACCCCAGACCTTATTGATAGAAATATTCTATACGCGAAAATAATGGTCAAGCCAGCAAGAGCCATTGAGTATATTGCTATTGACTTTGTTATTGCTTCCAGTGGGGCTTCATTTGACGACTAAAATTAGACTCGTCTACTATATAATAACATAATAGGAGAATATAAAAATGGCATTCTGGACAAATACAGGCGCAGGCACCATCGCTAGCCCAAAGAGAAACTTTAGATTTAGAATTCAATTTGCAAATAATACATCTTTTTCAAATGCAAATGACCTTGGTGGCACTGAAATGTACTGGGCAAAAACAGCACAAAAACCCGGTTTTAGTGTTGGTTCTGTAGAACACATGTATTTAAATCACGCTTTTAAGTTTCCCGGACGTGTAACTTGGAACGATGTTTCTATTACCATGGTTGATCCCGGAGAGGAACAAGGGGTAGGTTATGCTTTGGCTAAAATGCTTCAAGCGGCTGGATATTCTGTTCCAAATGAAGGTGAATACCAGACCATTTCTAAAGAATCGGCAGTTGGCGCAACAGGTACTGTAACCATCACCCAACTTAATGCTGATGGCGATGAAATCGAAAAATGGACTCTTTATAATGCTTTCATTACAGAAGCAGCGTTTGGAACCTTGGATTATGGCAACGAAGATTTGACCGAATACAGCATTACTTTGAAGTATGATTGGGCACAGATAGAAACCGATGGTAACAACGTTGCATATAAAGGTGAAACTAGTGCTGGTTCTTGATATTATTTGAGAGGTGAAAATTGAGTAGAAGAAATAGTGAGCGCATGGGAGGCCCTATGCGTTCCAACGCTAAACCCGCGATGGCACAACCGCCAGAGGGTTTTTCATTTGTGGTTCCCACTGATTTTGTTGATCTGCCATCTGGTGGACAATATTATCCAGAGGGACATCCCTTGTGTGGAAAAGACGTATTAGAGTTTAAGCACATGACAGCCAAAGAAGAGGACATTTTAACTTCAAAGACTCTTCTAAAGAAAGGCGTTGCTATTGATAGAGTAATCAAAAACGTCATTGGGGATAAAACTATTGATCCTGATACGCTATTGGTTGGAGACAGAAACGCACTTATTATTGCAATACGTGCTGCTAGTTATGGCAATATATATGAAACAAATCTATCTTGCCCAGCATGCCAAACAAAAGTAACTTATTCTTTTGATCTTAACAGTCTAAACACATATCACGGCGATGATACAGAGGCATTGGATATTGTTGACCGACAAGACGGAACTTTTGAAGTAGAACTTCCAGCAACCAAACTAACTGCTGTTTTTAAACTTCTTACAGGAAGAGAAGAAAAGCAATATCTCAAAAACATTGAGGATGGTTCAAAAAATAAAAATGGTGAGAATCTTGTTTCCCAGCAACTAATGGCTATGTTGGTTTCCGTTAACGGAGATGATAGACTAGAAACCAGACGGTATGTATCCCAAAACTTGCCTTCTATGGACTCTAAACACCTTCGTATGGCTTATAAATTTGCTAACCCTAACATAGACCTACAACAAAATTTTGAATGCTCCTCGTGCGGTCATGAAGACCAATTGGAGGTTCCGCTCTCTGCGGATTTCTTTTGGCCTGACACCTGAATATATGGAGAATGTTTATGAACAATTCTTCTTTTTACAATATAATGGTGGATGGTCTTTAAGCGAGGCTTATAATCTCCCTGTTGGTTTAAGGGAATGGTTTGTTAAAAGGTTAATAAAACAACTTGAAGACGAGAAAGAAGCGATAGAAAGGGCTTCTAATAACAAATCGGGTTATCAGACATTAACTCCTTATAATCAACCAAAACGATGACTTCACAAAGGCTGTGTATTCAGCCTTTTTTTGTTATAGACTATTTAGTTTTTAGAGGGCTTGTACATGGCTGAACAAAACGCACAAATCCAAAAACAGATTTTAGAAGCGCTTAAAAAAGTAAATGATGAAAAAGAACGTGGTATCGAGTTAGACAAGACACGACTTAAAGAAGCATAAAAACAGAAAGAAATTGCAGAAGAAGAACAAGAAGCAGCAGAAAAACGTGTCAGAATGCTCGAACGAGAACTTGAGAATTTAACGAAAAAAGACACAAGAACTGAAAAAAGAAGAGCACTAAAACAAGAAGCGTTGGCACAAGCGAAAGAAAAACTTAAGCTCGCAAAAGAAGATTTAACGGTCGCAGAAAAAAGTTTAAAAACAGAAGAAAAGCGCTTAGAAACACAAAAAGAAATCAATAAAAAAGCAAAGGAATATGGTGATCTTTTAAAAGGCTTTTTTTCTGGCGGCGAAAAGTCTACTGCTGCCATCACGAAACAAATGTCTAAGTTTAGTGAGAATGTAGAAAATAAACTAACTAAAAATTTAGTTGAGGCTTTTAAAGGTGCCGAATCGTTTGGTGCAGGCGTAAAGGCTGCTGCTGGACCTGCTGCTGTATTAATAATCTTTACAATGTCTAAGGCAATAGTAGAACTGGCCGTAAAACTTCATGATGTAGAGGGTGCTTTTATGGCAACCACTGGCGCAAGTAGAGATTTTGCTCATAGTCTTAGTGAGTCTTATGACGAGACAAGAGAATTTGGTGCCTCTATAGAGCAGACCAGTAAAGCCATGACTTCTTTGTTCATGAATTTTACCGATTTTACAATGCAAGATGAAAATACAAGAGAAAGCTTAACAAAAACCGCCACAGTATTATCGAAAATGGGTGTTTCTACTGATGATTTTGCAAAAGGCATGCAAAATCTAACCAAAGCAATGGGATTTAACGCCGACGCCGCTTCACAACAGCTATTAAATTTAGAAAAGTTTGCAGAGGAACTTGGGGTTGCTCCAAGTAAAATAGCGGCAGATTTCGCAGGCGCAGGCGGTTCATTGGCCAAGTTTGGAGATCAGGGTGTACAAACATTTAAGAGACTAGAGATCGCATCAAAGATCACTGGTATGGAAATGCAACGCATTCTAACTTTAACCGAGAAGTTTGATACGTTCGAAGGCGCTGCCACAATGGCTGGTAAACTGAACGCTGCTCTCGGTGGAAACTTTGTTAATGCTATGGATCTTATGATGGAGACAGATCCAGTTGGAAGATTTGAGCAGATAAGAGATGCTATTTTAAGCACAGGAATGTCTTTTGATGATATGACTTACTTCCAGCAAAACATGTATAAAGAAATGCTTGGCTTACAGGATGTAGGCGAATTGGCTCTATTGTTGAGTGGAAGAACAGACTTGATGTCCCAGAGCTTTAACCAGTCTGCCCAGTCATACGAAGAAGCCGCAGAAAGAGCAAAAACTATGGCTTCTTTTCAAGAGAAAATGAACA